AGTTCCAACAACCGCAGTTCCGTTAGATTGTGTTAGGTAAAGTGCGCTAGACCCAGCATTGTATTTTCCAGGATACTTGTCAAATACTGTTTGCCATTCAATAGGTGCTCCTTGACGAACTGGAATGTCCAATGTTGGTTCTCTTGGTATGCTACTTTCAGATTTGTTTAGTAATATTGCTTGATTATTGTAAACTTGAATGTTGTAATCAGTAATTGTCACAACTTCTCTAGTAAGCAATGGTCCCATATTGATATCAGGACCAGCCAATGGTTGACCTAATCCTTCTATGTAACTGTTATTGTCTGTTGATGAACCTTGATGTATACTGGTAATAATTTTTGTAATGACACCCAAGTGTTTGACTTTAACTGGCGGACTAATCCATATTGGTGTTTCTAATGAAAAACTCGCAATGTCAATTGGACTATCGTTACCAACAGGAACTGTGCGACTTGACCATGTTACTTGTCCTAGATTTAATACTGTTAAACTAGTCCAATCAATGTAGTTGTCAGTAGTTTGTAGTTCTAAACTAGGATTAAACAACACTAAAATTTGCTCTAGTAGTTGTAATTTTTGTTCTGTATTTGCAGTCCATATATCAACTTTCATAGTTAATTTGAACGGAGTTGGCATTAAACGTTCTACTGTATAGTTACGTCCTTGACCAGTAGTGTAGACAGGATTGTTTGGATCACTATCATTAATTTCACGCTCGCGTACATGCACCTTGCCAACGTATGTTGGATCTCCTAGACGATTTCTATCCAGTTCTAATCCGCTAATATAAACACTAATGCGTGGAACACTATTAATTTTATTTTCACTATTTTGACGAATGATGCTAGCCGCTTGTCTGTCAGCATCTCCATACATTACAGGCACACGCACAAGTGTACCGTCACCATATCGCACAGTAAAATTACTCAGTACACGAATAGTCTGTGTAAGATAACGTCTTATTTGTCCGTCATAAAAATATTGCATTATAAATCTGCCTTAGGTCTAAGAGCCTTACTAAGGCTTTGTCGTTGAGCTTCTCTGTTGTTACATAGGCTAAGTTTCCAAGTACCTTTGTACGGAATTGCCTGCTGTTCTTCGTTAATAATTGGTAATGTAATATGAACTTTTCCACCAACATTAGTAATAATGTCTTCGTAGTCGGCAATAGTAAATGCTATTTCTACAGTATCTAATTTTAGAACTAGATATAGTGCTGTAGTTGGATAGTCAATGTTGGTATTGAATTCAAATACATTTGCTTCAAGTTTGATCCAATCAATTGCAACTGCTTCATTATAAATGTAAGTTGTATTATTAATAAATCCTGTAGTATGAGTTTGACGTGTGTCGTTGTTTGTCATGTTCATACGTACTGCATCTTCAACTTTGATCCAGCGTGTTCCATCAAAGCGGAACAATCTGTTAGGCATAAAGTCTGTACGCAAAAAGAAATCATCTGGACCAGGAGCTTCAGGAAACTGTATACCGTGGCCAAAATCATAACCATTTTGTGGGAAACCATCTCCCACTAAGAAGCCAGTATATCCTGTTCTAACAGGACGTTTGTTTGATTCCAATGCCGTAATAGAGGCAATACTTACATCAAGAGTCTCAGCATTGTCCGCGGTGTTGAGTGTAGTTTTGCCTTTTTCATCTACTGCTAATGTATAAAACTGACGTGTCTCGTAACCGCTTTTTGGAGAATCTGCTTCTGCTTGGAGTATCACTGAGTCGTTAATTTCAAGTTCTTTACCACGTGTGCTTAGTATATCGCGTAAAGTTTTGTCAATAGGATCACCATTGGCATCAATAGCAGGTTTGTCAAGTATGTCAGCAAATTGTTGAGCATCTGTAATCTTTTTAAGACGTAGTCTGTATAAGTGTGGATACCAAGTAGCACTAAAGCCTTCGCTAGCACGGCCTACATCTTCAATAACATAATAACGCGGTAAGCCTATTTCGTATTCATTCAATGCAAAGTTATCACGCAAGTGAGGAAGTTCTAATACATCACCGCTAATAGGTTTACGTCCAACATACTTGATAAAATCATTAATATGTATGGTCATGTAAATTGTGTCATTGTCAATAAACAATCCAAATTGACTTAGATTAAAATCAATGTTTTGTACATTGTAATGTCCGCGAATACGGTAAATTTCTTCACTGTATTTCCTATCGCGATTTTCTAAAAATAACAAATCTTGTATATTTGTTTCTTTAACAGCATCGTATATAGGTTGGTCTGCGGTACCTTCGGTAGCTATTTTAGGACCAAGGTATTTGTGCAAGTATATGTCCGTTCCGCCAACCTGAAACATTTCAGAAATCTGACGATCCATGAACTTATAATCTTGCCCTCTTTCGGGTTTGTATAATGATAAACGTGGCATAATGATATTTATCGCTAGATAAATATACTAGGAGAACTTATAATGGCAGATACTTACCCAACAAATCCTGGTGAATCCGACAGCACTTTAGAGCGTAATAAAGCGTTTGATTACGTTAAAACTATGTTGGGCGACGGCATGGTTGAAGTAGAACTAGACCCTAAACATTACGAAATAGCACTAGATCGTGCTCTTACAAAATTCCGCCAACGAAGCAGTAATGCTGTTGAGGAAAGTTATATGTTTTTGGAGTTAATGCAGGACGTTAATGAATACCGTCTGCCTAATGAAGTCATTGAAGTTCAAAGTATTTTCAGACGTGCAGTGGGTTCACGTAGCGGTTTAGGTGCAGGCGGAACATTGTTCGAGCCGTTCAACTTGGCGTACACAAACAGCTACTTGTTAACCGGTAGTATGATGGGCGGATTAGCTACATACGAAATGTTTGCTGGCTATCAAAAACTAGTGGGTCGTATGTTTGGTGCATACATTGAATTTAAGTGGCGCCAAAGCAACCATACGTTAACTATTCTACAACGTCCGTTTGCACAAGGCGAGCAAGTATTACTACGTACACACAACTATCGTCCTGACTTTGTTTTGTTACAAGACATTTATGCAAAACAGTGGCTATACGATTATACCCTTGCAGTTTGCAAACAAATTCTAGGTGAAGCTCGTAGCAAGTTTGGTAATATTGCAGGACCAGGCGGAAGCGGCATCCAGCTAAACGGCACAGCACTCAAGCAAGAAGGTGATAAAGATATCGAAAAACTTGAAAAAGAAATTAACGATATGGTACCTGGTGGCACTCCATTAACCTTTGTAATTGGTTAAAAAATTCTTGACCTTGTAATAAAACTGTTATATACTAGAGTTACTTTAGGGGGCTCTTATGATTATTGGTGTGTGCGGTTTTATTGGTTCTGGCAAAGATACTATTGCCGATTATCTTACAAATTATCATGGTTTTAGACGAGAAAGTTTTGCCAATACATTAAAAGATGCAGTAAGTATGGTGTTTGGTTGGGACCGTACAATGCTAGAAGGTCGCACAAAACAAGCTCGTGAATGGCGTGAACAAGTAGATCCGTGGTGGAGCGAACGATTAAACATGCCTAATCTTACCCCACGCTGGGTCCTACAATATTGGGGTACAGAAGTTTGTCGTAAAGCATTCCACGACGATATCTGGATTGCTGCACTAGAAAACAAACTTCGCAATAGCAAAGATGATATTGTTATTAGTGATTGCAGATTCCCTAACGAAATCAAATCAATTAAAGATGCTGGCGGCATAGTTATTCGTGTAGTTCGAGGCCCAGAGCCTGAATGGTATGATGATGCCATTGCTGTAAACAAAGGTCCTAATGGAAATGTTAAATGGGCACTGAGCAAAAGCAGTTTAGACAAGTTTAAAATTCATGCCAGCGAAACTGCGTGGGTTGGTACTAAATTTGATGCGGTATTAGACAATAATGGCAGTATAGACGACTTATTTTCTCAAGTTAAAGATCTGGTACAAGATCACCCTGCCGCCAACGAACTCCCTCTTTATGCAGGACTCGCTGGCAATTAGCACAAACAGTTTTAAGATTAGTGTGTTTGCAGTTGTTTAAATCACCGTCTACGTGAAATACTGCAAACACTTCTTTATGCGGTGATTTAAATCCGCACTTGTCACAAGTAGATTTTATTTTATATCCAGCACGATGCCATCGTGCAATTCCAGCATACTTGCCACCTTTAAGGCAAGCCTCACATAATTTACGATAATAAGTACGACCGTTTTTAATATAATTAACGGCTGCAGGTCTGTATCCACACGAACATAAAGGTCTCATATGATATTTAAGCCTTTTCCGTCCCTTTTTAATAGTTAATAACAGGTACAAAAATCCAAAATCCACTAAATACAAATAGGAATATAGCATTCATGGAGATCACAAAATGGCTCAACTA